GGGGTTCCACGCCTTACCCAGAAACCTTAGTCCATCTAGGTGCATCTTGTCAACACCTTTGTGTCTTCATGTTGCGCTAGACAATCTTTCTACCCTCTGATATCAAGCGGTCTGCACTACAACTGGGCACGCTATGGTTATCACCGACGATGAGTTCATCCAACTCTGGGAGCGGCACCGTAGCCCCCAGAAAGTCGCAGACGAGGCCGGTATGTCAGTGCGCAGCGTCCACAAAAGACGCCGCATCGTGGAGGACAAACACAAGATCGTCCTTAAATCAGAAGTGGCCAAATACCCACACCTTGAACCCAAACACCACCTCACAAAGATGCGCCATGTCGGTGGTATGACCGACGGCATCATCCTCGTATTCTCCGACGCACACTTCTGGCCCGGTATCCGCACAACCGCCTTCAAGGGCCTCCTATGGGCGATAAAGTCCCTTAAACCGCATATGGTCATCGCCAACGGTGACATATTCGACGGGGCCGCGATCAGCCGACACCCCAGATCGGGCTGGAGTCAGAGGCCAAACGTGAAGCAGGAACTAGAAGCCTGCAAGGAAGCCATGACGGAGATTGAGAAGGCCTGCCACAAGGCTCGCCATCACACGCAACTCGTCTGGCCACTAGGTAACCATGACGCTAGGTTTGAGTCGCGCCTAAGCTCGTTCGTGCCCGAATTTGAGGGGGTTCAGGGCCTCACTCTCAAAGACCACTTCCCTAAGTGGACTCCCTGCTGGACGTGCTGGCCAACTCCCAATTTGGTAGTCAAGCACCGTTACAAGAACGGCGTCCACGCTGCCCACAACAACACCGTTGGGAGCGGCAAATCGATTTGCACTGGGCACCTGCACAGCCTCAAAGTCACCCCGTTTGATGACTATAATGGCACGAGATTCGGTATAGATACCGGAACATTGGCGGACACTGACGGCCCCCAGTTCAGCGACTACATGGAAGACAACCCAGCCAACTGGCGCTCTGGGTTCGCGGTACTAACGATCCGAGATAGCCAACTGCTGTGGCCTGAGATCGCCCGGAAGCACTCCGAAGGGATGCTGGACTTCCGGGGCAACCTGATCGATGTCAGCGAACTTTAGGCGTCGGTCTGCTCGTCAAACTCCTCGCCCTCTTCACCTTCTTCCTCTGCGTCGTCAGCATCCTCGGCATCTTCGGACTCGTCAACGCCAAAACGATCAGCCCAAAGCGCGAGAAACGTGTCCTCGTCCTCGTCTCCATTCAGGAGGTAGTCAATCCGCTTAACCATGTCGCCTGCGCAACGCAGCAACGCCACAGTCAACTTAAAGTTCTCAATCGTCTGCTCCGAATAGTCCGAGACATTGTGCTCGGCCTCAAACTCAATGCGCTCGGCCACCGTGGCCAGTGACTTGTCGTCACCATCAAAGAATCCACCCACCATGATCACCTCCTTCGAGTAGGGCACATCGCCCAGAGGCATTTTACCGCCCTAACCTTCAATCCTTATGACAGCTTTATTGCGCATACGGATTGACTACCCGGCGCGATCGCCCGGTGTCGGCGTAATCATCCTCGTCCCAATCATCCTCCGGAGGGGGGTCGATCTCCAGCCAGCCGCTGTCCCGTAGGAACCGCAGGGCCTGCGTGCAGGCGTCAACGAAGTCATCATGGGTGGACTCAGGGAACGAGCAGATCTGGCTAACGAACCCCTCGGCCCAGTCCCGCACATATCCCTTCCTGTTGCTGCTCTCAGGGATCCACACCCGGCCTCGGGCGATGATGTTGGACACGATGTTCAGGCGCTGCATCTTGTCAGCCCTGCCGGGGTTGTACGCCCGGATCGGCAGGTGCGCCCTCTGCAGGTCCTGAATCAACGAGATCCCCGCGGACTTATCCTCGATCAGGAGCAGATCCACCCGCTTCTTCTCCTTGCCTTCCCCGTAAACCGCGCCGTACTCCTCGATCACCTTCGGGCGCAGGTCGGGGTACTGCAGCCTCTCTTGCCAGCAGTCGATCACCATCACGGCCATCGGGCCATCGAGCGGCTTGAACACCCCGAACGTGATGCAGGCGGTCGGGTCGTTCTGTACCTTCTCTGAGGTCGCCACGTCATAGGACTGGATGATGTACTCAAACTTCGGGAACGGCTTGCCGTCAGGCCAGAGCTTGAACATATCCCGCTTGACGATGCCCGACTCCTCGGGGTCGATGATCTCGGCGTAAATCTCTTGCCTGCCTAACGTCGTACCCTCGTACTGCAGGATCTGCTTCCTGAAGTTCGCGGACAGGTTCGCTAGGTTGGTATACGTCGATGCCGTAGTAACGGCTACGTCGTCACCGTCCCGGCCGATCAGGTCGATGATCAGGTCCTTCGGCCGCGGGGTCGTTGTACACACAATGTATGTACGCGCCCCTAAGCGCACACCGAACTGAATCTGATCCCATGCTTCTTGCAGGTAATCCCAAGCCGCTAGCTCGTCGCACCACGCGCCGTGGAACTGAGGACCGCGGAAGCGCTCGGGCTCACTCGCGGGGATCCCTTTGATTAGCGACCCGTTAGTGAGCTTGATCTCATGAAGTGCTTTGTTGTAGTCCGACACCAAAGCCGAAGGAATGACCGACATCAAACCCGAGTCACCCTCAAAGCAAGTCGACCTAACGTCACTGCTCGTAGGGGCCGCTACAAGCCAGCGGGTGCCGGGCTGGGTCCATGCCCACCACGCTACCTGCTCCGCGGCTGTACGGGTCTTCCCCGCCCCCCTACCGGCCAGCAGGAGCCAGATGGACCACCAGTCACCCGGAGGCAGGATCTGGTGCTTGTGCGCCTTCTGCAGCCACCCCATGCGCCATGCCCAAGCAACCTGCTGCTCTGGCTTGAGCGTTAAGAATTTACGCTTGGTTTCCGGATCCTTGAGGATCTCGACAACGTCAGGAGGCAATTTACCCCCACTTTTGGGGGCATTTCCCACTTTCATCGGTACTGGCCGGCGAGCGATCGAGACAATTTCCCACTTTGACCCCCAAAAGAGGGGTGAAAATGGGAGGTCACTCTTCGATCTGCCGCGTCATCTCGGCGTTCTTGAGGATGCTATCGAACATCTCAGTCGCCTGAATGTTGATCTGCAGGGGATTGTCCTTATCCCCGGCCACCTGCACCCTGTTACCGTAACGGTTAGGACTCCAGCAGGCCAGCAGTTTCATCCGCTGCTCCGTGCGCAGTTTTAACCACTGCACATACCCAGCATCTATGCGGGTTCCGCCCTTGGCGTCCTCAATATAACGGGGCTCTGCGTCAATCATTGCCAACGTATCCTGCGCGATCGCCTCCACTCCATTTTCCCGCGCTTGCGCGACCTGTAGGGCAAAGCCTTCGTCCCGCGCCATCCAATCATAAACAGTATCCCAACCGGGCATCCGCGGATCTCTGCAGATAGCACGCAATGGTTCGCCGCTGGATAAACGGTCACAGATCTCTTTGACTACTTCTGGGGTGCGCGTAGATGGGCGGCCGATCTTCTTTGGCGCTAACGCCTCGATCTGCTGCTGTTGGCGGTTCTCTGCTATTGCGGTCTCGATGTCTTGGATACCGATAGCGTTGATGTATGCCTTTGTTGCGTCCTCTTTGGCCTTCTGCGCGGCTTCTGGCGCTAACGCAGGGGTCAGTGCCTTCTTAGGCCTCTTCGCGGCTCCTGCGGCCTTTTGTGGCCTGTCCGCCCACTTAGTTGTCTTCGCGTCCGACATATTCCAGTCTCATTGCGTTGGAGTGTTGATTTTACAGGACATTCTAGATTGATGCTAGAACTATGTGGGAACCTTGAAGGAACCATGTTGGATCCATGATGGTTCCTTGTTGGTTCGCAACAAAAAAGGCCCCGGAGGGCCCCCCCCCGCTTTCAGGCTAGTTTGCGCCACGCTTGGGTGCCGAGCCAGAACCCGGTGGATTTCTTGCCCTCGATCTTGTAGTACACCCGGCCGCCATCAACGGCGGTCACGGTGCGATCGCCCTTCACGTCACCGACGAGGATCGGGGCTGCCTTGGCTGGCTTGATGACTTCGACCAGCGCGGTGCCGTGGTACTGGTCGGCGCAACGCTCGAGGTGGTCTGCGAACTGACGGCCTGCTGATGCGCGGCCACGCAGTGCCCACTCGAACGTGTTACGGGCGCTGTTCTGCTCCGAGACCGTCGCCTCGGCGAAGGGGACCTCGGTTTTGTTGCGCCAGATGTCGGTGCGGAAAACAACCTTGGGGGAGATCTCGCCGGCCTTGACCTTCTCGGCCTTGACGATGAAGTCGTCGGCTTCAGCGCGGACCTGAGCGATCACGCGATCGGCAACCGAGCGATCGTTCTGCAGGGGAGCGTGCTGATCGCCGCGGCATACGCCTGAGAAGTAGCCGTACTCGACGGTGTAGCCATGCTTGGCCATTGCGAAGCCAGTGGTGGCCTGCTGGTGGCCACAGAGTTGGCAGTTGCCGCGGATCTGGTTGGTTGCTTTCATTTTCGCTTTCCTTCACTTTTAGTTGCGATCGTTAGTGACCGTAGACAAATAATAACTGAAAAAAGGGGCCTTGCAACCCCTTTAGCAAAAATATTTTTAGAGGGGGTTGCCCCCCCGGTTTAGATGTTCTTGACCCAACTGCTGTACCGACCGTCCGCGGTTTTATACTTCTTCAGGAACGCCTTAATCATCCGGACGTTCTTCAAGGCTGCAGCCTTCTCCTCCTTGCCGAACTCGCCCCGCCGAGCCTCGTCATTGTCATGGCCGGACTCGAAGAAACAGGACAGTCGGTACTCTGCTTCGTCCACGATCTCCTGATCGGTGAACTCGTCCGGCTCTTTGCGGGAGTCCGCGCAGATGATCTCGAAGGCGTACTCCATCTCAGGGATGGCCAGCGCTGCTTTGGTGATTGCTCTCATATTCTCTTTCCTTCAATTTTGGTTACGATCAAAGCGACCGCAGACAGATATTGGCATAAAAAAACCCCTCGTGCGGGGTTTTGGCAAAAATATTTTTAGTCTCTCGATCAGCGTCTCTTTTTTGCACCTCACTACGCCGATCGCGGTGCTTGCCGGCCCCACGAGGAGGCCGCTGGATCAGGTCCCGGACTACCGGGTTACGCTTTGCCATCACGCTCCTCCTCAATAGTTGGATCCTCGATATACCGCAGCCAGTTGTGGATGTCTGCGGTGCTCATCCAGTCCCCGCGGGTGCCGTCCGCCTGCGGCCCAAACTTAGAACCGCTAAGGTGAACCCGCAATTCCTGAATGCGGTCTTTCATCGCCAGCAGGCGCTCGGTAACCTCGCCGCGGTCCTGCTGTAGTTTGTTGATGTAGTTCATTCGCTGCTCCTTCGCTATGGCCCCCGTAGGGGCCGTTGGGTTTATTTGGTCAGTGCGTAGACTGCTTTAGCGCTAAGCTCGGCGTCAGCCTCGATCTCGTCGTCGCTAGGGTATACGTCGGCGGTCAGTGCCTCAAGTTCGTCAGTCACAAACTGGAACGCCCAGTGGCCTTCCTCGAAACCGATCAGCTTGGCCAGCCAAGCGTTGGGGTCACCGTCAACACGCCACGAGCACAGATCGTCAAAGGTCTGCGCATTAGCGTGCGTGACGTACTGCTCGACCAACTCGGTGCGGTTGCCTTCGTTGTCTTCGTAGTGGTCATCATCAAACTCAACCTCTGCACGCACGTCGTACAGGTTGTCGTAGGCTGCTTGGGCTTTTTCAAAGTTCTTCATGATTCGCTCCGGGTTCTGTGTTGCTGCGTTAGTGCAGTGAAGTCAGTATACACAAAAAAGGGGCTCGCAACCCCTTTCTGTAAAAATATTTTAGGCTTCTTCCTTTTCCGGGAAGCTGAGCTTCAAATGGTTGAGCAGGCTGTACAAAATGTTCTTCTCATGGACCGTCTCGGCCGCCATCGCTAGTCGCTCGACTTCGTAGATGATCAGGGCCTCGCCGGCGTCCATGCCTGCGTGGTATTCGGTAATCACAGTGCGTACTCCTCACGGCTGCCGTTGATCCACTTCGGGGTGCGGCCGCGGCCTGCCCAAGTCGCTCCTGATACCGGATCACGGTACTTTGCCGGGGCTGACTTGCGGCTGCCCTTACCCGCGGGGGCGAATCCCAACTGCTCCGCGGTGATCCCTCGCTCGCGGATCAGAGCCTTGATGTCAGCGATCGTCTCGCGGTTCTCTTGCTTGCGCATCTCCTCCGCCTGCTTCATGAGTGAGTCTGCTTGTGCTTTCAGTTCTTCGTAGCTAGCCATGATGGCCTCCTCTGTAGTGCCCCCGTAGGGGCGGTTAAAAATTACTCTTCGTCTTCGTAAATCGTTGGCCATATCGGGGTCTCGCCGTTTGAGAACCCTTGAACTCGCATCGTCTCGCCTTTCTTGTCAGTAAAGACAACTTCAAAAATGCTGAAGGCGTGTCCAGCGGATGACTTCTCTTTCGTAAAAACCCTACTCTTCATTTCAATCGCAACCACATCGTGCATATCAACATTTACCATGATTCGCTCCTTGTTGCCCCCCGAGGGGGGCGTTGTGTTTACTTGCTGGTGACCTTGACGCTGAACACTGCCGAAACCTTGGTGAACTGCTTGTACACGTCCTCACCGAAGGTTTTGACAAACTTGGCCTTGTCAAACGTCTCGCGGTTTGCTTCAACGTAAGTGGCCTTGAACAGAGCACCTTCGACTACCTTGTCGCCGCCTGCGCTTGCGGACTCTTTGATAGCGTCCTTGATCGCGTCAGCCTGCTTGGTCAGATCGGCGATCTGTGCGAGCAGTGCGCCGAGGGTGTCGATGTTGTTGATTTGCAGATCGTTGTTCATTTCGCTTTCCTTCTCTGTTGTGCCCCGCG